TCACTTGCTAGCGGGGGCGAGGCTTTTTAGAAGCGCCAGTGCTTCTTTCTGTTTTCGGGCATCAAGCTGTGTCAGCACCAAGATTGCCTCCGCAACCACGTCAGAGGCAGCAAGGAAGTAAGCGGCTGGGAGATCCAGAAGCTCCGCGAGCTTCTCAATGGTCTCCAGATCAGGCTTATGAAGGCCCCTCTCATACCTGCTGATGCGGGGCGCAGTGGTGTTTGGGTCATCCACTCCCATCAATAGTTCCCCTAGCTGGGCCTGAGTCCAGCCCTTGGCTGCGCGTGCGGCGCGGAGGCGTTGGCCAAGAGCAGTGGTTGTTGGTAACGGCGCGGGCATTCGGGGCAGCAAGAAGGGCATTGACTACCCGAAGTGTGCCCGCCTAAGCTTAGCCGGTCATTTGCATTGAACGCAAATATTCGTTGGGCGAGGAGGTGGTTATGGATATGAGGTGCTGGGCATTGGTGGGTCTTCTGGCGTTCACTGCTTCTGCTGACGCTATGCCCAGCCTGTCGTGCCAACTGCAGACTGGCCAGTTCAGGGTGGATGGGGGATGGCGGCCGAAGGTATCCGCTTTCATTTGGGCCACGGGTCATGGCTCCGCGATCCCCACCGGCCCCATCCGAACCAGCATCGGCCGCATCGACTCCGTCGAAGGCCGGGACTACAAACGCGCTATCAAGCTCGATGGAAAGCCGGTTCTGCTGCCTCCCGAAGCGCATAGCGTCATTGGCTTCGGCAAGGTCTATGACTTCAAGGATGCCGTCGCTCTGGTCTATCTAGGGGAGCGTGAGGAGGACTCCTCTGCGCGGCCTAGTCAGATCGTGATCGTCATCAACAAGGCCGGGTCACTGATTGATAGCGAAGTCCTACCTGGCACTGCAACGAATCCGGGCAATCACTGCCTACTCATCGACTGAAGGAACACACATGAAGAAGCTTTGGACGCTTTCCGCTACTGCGCTGCTGGTTGCTTGCTCGGGTGGTCCTGGGAGCGGCGATGTTGAGAAAGCCTTGGCCGTGTATTTCAAGGAGGCGACGGGAACGACGATGACGTTTGAGCACTTGAAGGTAGGAGAGTGCGTGCGTGGGGACAGCCCCGGCTATGCGTGCAGTGTCACCGGAACTGCGCGGTATCAGCTGGGCACTCGCACTGAGCAACAGCAGCTTGTCGGCACTTTCGTCATCGATAAGGTCGATGGCACTTGGACTGTCGTAGACCGTCGCTGACCCAGGTCCTTCCCAACCATCGCTAGGAAGCTCGTATGTGGACCTTGTTCAAGGTAGTCCGCTGGATCATCACCGGTCTTGCACTTTGGTGGCTGTGCGGTGTGGTGTTCGAAAAGGGCACGACGGCTGAGGGTGCCGTGTTCGGGTTGATGCTGTTCGGGCAGCTGGTCTTCTGGCCCCTTGCGCTGCTGTGGGGCTTGCCGTGGCTGTTCCGTCGCCGCGCGCCCAAACTGAAGAAGCATAGGCCTGAAGAGTTTGAGCCCACTGTTTGCCATGACCATATCGCCTTGGACCTGGGCAGGGACACTATCTGGATCCGGGAGCCCGTGAAGGGCGAGCGCTACCTGCGGCGGGCTGAAGTGCTCGCCATCCGCACTGGGGAATACAGCTACAAAGGAGTCATCACCCATCGTCTGGAAGTCCAGGTGCGGGACGTTGTTCACCCGCTCTGGCTGGTTCCTTTCGTGCGCCACTCCGACCGTTGGCTCAAGAGCACAGCTGTCAATGAGACTGAGAGGGATGAATGGTTCGCTAGGATGAAAGCTTGGCTTACTGAAACGCGCACCATCTAAGCAGCCCCATTCCAGCGAATGCAGCTAGGCAGGAAAGCAGAGTGGCCCATCCTCCATGCGCGGAATGATGGGCCTATGTTGCCTCTTAGTCTTCGCTTTCCTCAGGCTCCAACTTGCTCAGTTCTCCCAGTCGCAATAAACCGCGCTCGATCATGCTCTGCGCACAAGCAACACAGTATCGATCCCAGCCCCGGTCTTTTCGCACCCCTAGTCGAATGTCTCCGCGTTCGATCCTATGTTTACTGTTAGCTTGGCAGTTGTGGGCCTTCTTCGCCCTGTCTACCATTGTCGAGACGATCAAGGACTTAGTCGCCATCGAACAGCTTCCTGCAAACGCTTGCTGTAAGGGCATCGAACTGCCCCCGAATGGTGTCCAGTTCCACCTGTGACATCTCACTTCGTTCCCCTGGCTTCCGGCCGACCAAGGTGTTCGCCGCCTCGTTGAGAGTGGTGACTACCACTACGTAGTTGTCGCGACCAAGCCGTCTGTGATCCAACTCTCGCCCGCCATGCTTAATTCCTCGCTCATTGAGAATTCGTCCTGCGTGGAGTTGAATAAGCTCGTTAAGAGCGTCTCTGGCGGCCTGTCGTTTTGCTGCCTTAGGGACAGCGATGGGCTTGAGGGCTTGGGTAGTAGGGTCAAAGTCTGCAGGGATAATTCCGCTCTGCTTCAACAGGCGAATGGCGTCTTCCTCTTCCTGCTTTAGGAGGTGGATTTCCTGCATTTCCACCTCGGACTGCTCTTTGACCTCGGGCTTCCCATTGGTAGTGTCGCGAGGCGCATACTCACGGAACTCCGTGGGATCTGCTGGATCCAAGCCTTCAAGAGGAAGAAGCTGGTCAAAGAAGGATTGGTCATCTTCGCTGAACTGCTGGAAGTCTCCCCACCTGGCGGCAATGTTGCCGCCCGCATGAAAGATCACACTGCCCTGGTTTACAACGTCCCCCGGCGCATCTTGCTTGATTACGCGCATGATTCGCCCAACGAATTGGACGAATGGAGACAGGTTGGAGAACACGCTAAGGACCGCCGCTACCGACAGGAACGGATGGTCAAAACCTTCGCCAAGTTTTCTCACCTGTACGATCACGTCCAGTTGATGATTCGCCAGCCTTTGCATGACTTGGTCATTCTTTTTACTCTCACGGGAATGCACAAAATCGGCCTTCCTTCCCCGTGCGCGATAAGCCTCCACAATCTGAATGCAATGCTCATAATTCAATGCCGAGGCGATTACCTTTAGGCGTGGCTCCCCTGTCAAGTTACGGAGCCGGTCGAGCTCCCGGAGGGACGCATCAACAATGGTATTCAGTGTTTCTTCGGACGTTACGATGCTTCTGCGGAAATCCGCGTCCTCCTCACCTAGGCGTCGGACCTCATCTAGGGAGACTTCAACCTCCGAATCGCCTGGTCGCCTGACATAGCGTAAGGTCTTCGGATTGAGTTGGATTGCTTTGAGCTGTTTAACATAGCCCGCTCTGATCGCCTTGAAGATTGGGTATGAGTAAACGACGGGACCGCTCATCATCTGGCCATCAGCTCTAAGCGGCGTGGCGCTGAAGTTCACGACCGAGGCTGCAGGGAATTTTGCTTTCAGGGCCTCATAGGTTGCTGCAACGCTATGATGGCCCTCGTCGAAAATGATCAGGTCAAAGAAGTCGGCAGGAAGCGTTCGCAACCACTTGTTGCCATCGCCGGAAATCTGCTGGATGTTTGTAATGGCAACGTGTGCGGCGTCAAGGTCACTTCGATTTGCATCGGTGCCTCTTATTTCCACTGGCTCTGGATAATTGGGGCCGTCCATCACATCGCAGCGTGCATAGAATAGCTTCTCGCTACTAAAGTCGAAATCAGCTGCCAGCTGCGTTGCAATCGCAACGCCGGGAGCGATGATCAATGCTCGTTTCGATTTATACGCAAATGGAGTGAGCGTTATAGTTCCTGACTTTCCGCATCCCACGGGCAGTACTACGCTAACTTCTCTTATGTCCGCACCGTCAGCTACATGCTGTGCTAGCGCCTCATAGGCTCCTTGTTGCGGTTCTCTGACCTTCGGATTTCCAGTAATGCGGGGTGCGACATCTTGGAACGGGCTAGACACGCTTGTTCTCCTGGATACGTATTCTGCTCATGCGAAGTTGGGCGGCGCATTATCTGTGCGCCGTATTGGTCAGCAGCGGCTGACGTGAGATGTTCATTGCTCGCGCGGGCGTAGATGTCGGCATATTTATTGGTCGTTTTCATCCCGTGCCACAATTATCATCCCGACAGATACATCTGCCGGGCTTCTTGACGCCTACTGCGAGCTTTTACTTTCCCCCTGAAATTCCCTGGCTGATGCGCCCTTCAGTCATGAGATCCTGCCTCAGGCAACCCATCTATTCAATAGTTTGATGTCTGTCACATTTTTGGCGGGGCGCCGCGTGCCTTTCGGCAGGGCCAGACTTGGCAAGACGCGCCGGGACGGGTGGCAAAGCAGACAGCGAGGCGATAGCAAGAGTCCAGCCCCGAATCTTGGGCACCTGGAGTGGTTGATGGCGTTGCCTAATCATTGTCGCCGCGATCCCCCGGGCGCTACGACGCCTTCGATGGCTTCCTCATCCGACTTGCTGGCGTCGTGGAGTGCGCGCTTTTGGCAAGAGCGACCGCTTTTCGTTCACGTGCAGCTGCATTCACCACCCTCCGCTTCGCTCTGAGTTGCGCTTGCTTGAGAGACTGCGCTGCCTCTCCAGGCTGATAGGCCGGCAGACCTTCGGGAACGGGGAGAAGCGCTACCGCGTCTGCGCGCGATTGGAGCGTGGGCACATCTACATAGGTTCCGAGCTCGCCGGGCATATGCGCCTTGTGCCCCGTAATGGCAGCGGCAATAGAGCTAAGCACCCCCGCATAGAGAAGCCGGGTGCTCGCAGTATGTCGGAACGAGTGGAAGCCCATGCCGGGCTGCATCATGCCCAAGCCAACAAGATAGGCGCGGAACTGATCTCCGAGGGCGTCCCCGTAGCCTGCCTTCTTATGCCAAGGCAGGTGGGGAAACAGGCGCTCATGGCCCGACTGCGCTACATCTTCGACGTAAGTTAAGAAGCCCGCCTCCAACAAGCGTGGGTGGAGTGGGATGAAGCGCAAGGAGTTTGCGTTTTTCAGCTTTTGATCCCGCCGCCCCGCACGAATGTGGATTCCCCAAATGCCATTCACCTCGGCCACATCGTCGGCATAGAGTTGCCCAAGCTCGTTGACCCGCGCCCCAGTGCCCGCTGCTAGCAGGACTCCCCAGTATCGATCAGGCCGCTCCTCTGACCAGGGAAGGAACTTCTCCATATCGAAGAGTTGGTTGATTTCCTCAATGCTGAAGGGGCGACGGGGGAGCGTGGCGATTGCGGTGGCCGAGCTCTGGCGCTTGATTCCATCGAGCGGCGAACGTGTGAGCAGCCCACCGGCTACTTGTGCATTGAGGAAGCTGGCCAGTCGGTCACGATGTTTGCCTAGAGTCCGATCAGACAGGCCCGCGATAACGAGCCCTTTGGCGCGTTGTTGCTTGACCTTGGCGATGATTTGCGCGGCGCTCAGTTCTTTGTATTCTGCCTTCTTGCGCGCATTGCTCGGCCAGTCATGAAGCCCATTTAGGAAGGCGCGCACTTGGGTCTCCCCCACTTGCGACATGAGCAGGTCGAGCCCTGCTATTTCGCGGAAGATGGTGAGCGTGTTTTCACTGTCGAGCAGATTGCCTGGCGATGTCTTAGCGTTCCTAAGGTCTTCCAGGTAGAGACCAACACGCTTTGTCAGGGTGTCCCCGGCTCCGGGCAGCGGTGAACTTTGGGCAAAGCCTGAGCTCGCGAGTCCCTTGATGGTGTCCAGCAGAGCTTTGGCGTCCTCGCGTCCATTCACCTGTAGGTCGGTCAATCTCGCGCCGTTAGGCAGCTCAATGTTCCCGGTCCAGCGGTCAATGGTTCCGGCCAACGCTCTCAGCAGGGCGTCCCGATCCTTCTCGGTCATTGGGCTGCGTCTCATGCGGTCGAATGCTTGAGAGAGTGCCACAGCGGCGCTTGCCGCTGTAAGCCGCATCAGATCGATTGAAGCAGGGGGCAGGCGTCGCACCAGGTAGCGGGAGCCAATAAGAGGCTGTAGATCCGTAGGCACAAAAAAACGGACGTATAGCCCGCTCGGTCGGCGCAGGAAAAATGGCTTTGGCACGGAGTGATACCTACTTTGATACCTGCAGACAGGCTCAGTTCGTGTATCACTCCGATGCCAAAACCCTTGCAAAATCAGCCACTTAGTGATAGATTTTGCAAGCAGTTGGTGGAGGTGGGCGGAATTGAACCGCCGTCCGAAGGCACTCCATCCCCAGCACTACATGCTTAGCTCACCGTTGGATCTCGTCCCCGAACAGCACGGCGTGCAAAGCGCATCCGGGAACCAGCCTGTTGTGTTCTAGTGCCGGACTGACAGGCAGCCACCCAGCGCGATTCCATGATAGTGACTCTACACCGCGAGCATGGACACAAGCGGTTTCGAGGCTTAGGCCTTAAGCGGCCAGAGCGTAGTTGTCGTCGTTGGCAACTAGAGTTTTGCAGCTGGATTTACGAGGAAAGCTACCCCCTCGGCATGCGCCAGGCGACTTCACAACCCCCGTCGAAACCAATGCACCCCCGGTTTCTTCAAGTATTGCAAGGCTTTTGGGGTCAATGCTGGCAAAAAGCTGGCACTAACCCTGCCCAACGAGCCGAATAGTACGGCAATCTTCCTGAACAGTCACGCGCAGGCCTCACTTACTCGGCTGCACGGCGCTGAGCTAAGGATGGCTGTTCAGGTAGTCAACCACCTCGTCGCTCAGGTATTGACCCCGGTAGTACCGATGTGGGGCGTTGAGCGCGACGAGCTCCGCCAGATGTCGTCGGGTGGAGACACGGTTGACGATGAACTGATGTTCGATCAGCAAGACTCTGTCGTGGGGCTCTGCCGATGCGTCTATTACCCGGCCTGGGGGTGGCTCAGGCAAAGGGGTGTCGCAGGGGGCCTTATCGCTGTTGATCTCGATCAATCGACCACGGTGAGCAGCAGTTGCGTCCGTACTTAGGATGTACTCGCCTCCCTCCATGAAACCCATGAACCGGAACGTACCCAAGGGCCCCACGTGCTGGACCATAGGGATGTGGCCTTCCTCGTGAAGGCGGCCACGAACCAAGCCGCCGCTGCGAGCGTCGACAATCCAACCCGCCAATAGAAGAGATGTGAACTCTTCTGGGGAGCGAATGAAGAGCATGTCCTCCTCATCGGGGTAGTTCTTCTGTGGGGCCGCACCATTTCCTGGATCAATTGAGTCGCCGTCCATTCCAATGCTCCGGTCATTCAGATTGCTAAGAATAGCCCGCTTGACGAGAGATGACGGTATCCAAGCGGCCGTCGCCTTCGCGCCGGCATCGGTGACCATCGAAGGGATCCACCGGCCGTACTTCCTGGCGGTGATCGTCCAGTCTCGGAGCCCCATCTGCCTCGAGACCCGCATGACGTTCTCGCCGGCGCTGAGCGCCTGGGGGGCGAAGGTGTGGCGCATCTAATGCAGATGCCGAAGCGATCGATCAGTGCGCTTCCTGGAGCGTCATCGAGGCGCTAGCGCGAACGCAGTTGGCATCAAATTCCGAATTTGTGATGAGTGTCACAAGTTAATTAAAAGTGAATACGTCATTTCGTTCAGGCATGCGGGCTCGAATGGAAATTTTGTTCATAAATATACCTTTGAAAAATAAAGAATTTTTTTCCTTATCAACAGATTTCAGCCTTTCTGAATGTTTTCCACAGAGTTGTCCGTTGAAGCGATTGTGCACTTGTGCTAGCGGTCTCCGGGAGACTAAGATTTCCCCAGATCCAGAGGCTGTGGTGGCCGAACTGATCTGGCGGCCGGTCAAAGTGATCGGCCCTTTTTTGTCTCAAAGACTAAGGATAGTGAGACGAGGTTACGCATATGAAGAGAGACAATTTCCCCGTGCTACGTCATCGAAAGTCTGAGGACGGCCGACATGCAGTCGACGCCTCGCTACGCGTGCTCATCCTCCCGTCTGAGGACGGTGGGTACGTTGCTCAGGGCTTGGAGATCGACTACTTGAGCACAGGTCGCACTGTTGACGAAGTTCGTCAGAACTTCGCCGATGGCCTTCTTCGAACCATCGAAGCCTACTTGAGGCGTAATAGGCCGCTGACGGCTCTCTTTGCGAAGGGAAAAACGCCGCCAGAGGCGTGGAACCTTTGGCTTCAAAGCGATAACCACGATGTGCTGACCTGCGGGACTGTTGTTGAGCTCGACATCCCTCAGGACACTGGATTCTTTACATCACTCGCTTTCCGCGAGGCTGAGGTGGCTCACGCTGCATGAGGATTCGTAAAGGGCCATGGGACGGCGCTCAACCCAGAACACATGTGTTAGATGTGTTGAGAACGCACGGGGTTGAGGTGATAGCGCAAGGAAACGACTGGTACGAACTGGTCGATGCTGATGGCGACCCTGAGGTGTTGCTGATCACGAACCCGGTGTTTCCAGACATGGTGGTAAAGATCTGGGAGCGCTACGGTTCAATTCACCAGTTTGATATCACGGATCTAGTGCGAAGGCATTGAGGAAGCCCCGCTTTCAGCGGGGCACACTGCGTCGTTTGCTTAACGTTTGACTATGCGGGCTGCTTGATGCCCGTATGCATATGCTCTGGCTTCCAGACAGCCGCGGCCTTCGCGCCGGCATCGGGGGCCATCGACGGGATCCAACGGCCGTACTTTTTCGCTGTGATTGTCCAGTCCCGATGCCCCATCTGCCGGGCCACCCACATGACGTTCTCGCCAGCGCTGAGCGCTTGCGAGGCGAAGGTGTGGCGCATCTGATACGGGTACCGGTACCTCACTCCGGCCTTGCGCAGCGCGCGCTGCCATTCGCCGGCGCGGATGCTCTGGTCCGACCCCCACCGGGCGTTCGTCCTGGGATCGTGGAAGACGAACTCGCCGGCGGTGGCGGTGTGGGCGCGCTGAGCCTTCAGGGCATCGATCGCCGGTTGCAGCAGCTGCACCTCACGCACGCCGGACTGGGTCTTCGGGGCCTTCATCTTGCCCATTACCCAGGCGCGCCGGATCTTGACCGTTCCCTTTCGCCAGTCGATGTCCGACCAGCAGAGGCCGATCATTTCTGAGGTGCGCAGGCCCGTGGCGAAGTTGAACTGGCAGTAGTTGCGGACCTGGTCCTCGCGGCAGGCGGCCAGGATTGCCTGGACTTCCTCCGGCGTGAACGGGTCGACCTCTTCGCGCGCATTGGCCTTGGCGCGCCGCTTCACCCTGAATCCATCGAGGGGATTGCTGGGGATCAAATCGTCGGCGACGGCCTCGTCGAGGGCGCCGCGAAGCGGCCCCAGGACGTTGTTGATGCGCTTGGCCGACGTCGACTCGTCGAACGTGGCCACCAACTCCTTCAGGGCGATCCGGTCGAAATCACGCAGGGCGATCGCTCCGCAACGCGGCACCAGGATGTTCTCGACGATGCGCCGGTAGCCGATCAGGCTGCTGTGCTCGAGCTCGGGCTCTTTCTGCGCCAGCCACCGGGTCAGCACCTGCTCCAGGTTGTCCAGGGCTGCAGGGCGGGTGGCCACCTGACGGGCACGCTTGCTGTTGGGAAAGTGGGTGGCGTAATCGAACGTGCCTTTCTCGATCTCAATCTTGATCTGGCCCAGCAGGTTTTCGCAGTACCGCAGATTCCGTGCGGTCGGGGGCAGCTTCAGCCGTTCGCGACAGCGCTTGCCGCGGTAGTGGAAGGTTATCTCGATGCTGCCTTGTGTAACTGGCCGGACGCCACTCTGCCTTGGACTACCCACTCTTCGTACCCCTCCAAATCAATCAGGTTTCTTCCATCTGGCGCCTTGATGAACACGGCGCCCTCCAGCCAATCGCCACGCTTGATCTTCGAGTTGATGGCATCGACCGTGTAGCCGGTCAGTGCCTCGAACTGCTTGAGCGTCACGAATCGGACCGGGCGCAGGTTCGCGGGGGATCCGGTCCTCAACAATCCTCGTGACGAGGGTCCGTAGCTACTCATGGGGCACCGCCTGCAGGCTCCAGAGGACCGATGGGCGCTCGTCGGGACCATGGAAGGGCGCGCGCTGCACACGGCCGGTCTTGGCCAGCTGGTGCAGGTAGCTGCTGACCCGGTTCGAAGGCAGCTGCAGCTCGGCGGCCAGCTCGCCGGCCAGGCCCGGCCCCTCCTGCAGCAGCTGCAGGATTCGGGTGGTCGTGCCGTCGACAGGGCATTTGTCAGCCATTAATCATCTCTCCTGCGCGGCGTGGGCAAGAAGGCCGTGGCAATATATGGAATCGTTCGCGAGGATGAAGGCCATGGGGGTTGTGGTGCAGATTGGGAAATCTGCTAGCAGTCTGGTAGTACAGGCAGGAAGTACGGCTTCTGCCGGCGTGGACTGGACAGCGGTTTCTGCAGTGGCAACCTTCTTGGCTGCATTCGTTGCACTTCTCGTAGGGGTGCTCCCAATTTGGTTGTCCAGGAAAAAGCGCAAGAAGCAAGCGACGATGTATGGGAAGGTCGCTGTCGATGTTCTGACCCTCCAAGCCCTGCAGCTTGGAGCCGCGATAGGCATTCCCGAGGGCCAGCAAAAGATCGCTGATGCTTGGCAGTACAAGCAGGTTGCCAAGGCGGTTTCGGTAATTGATTCCGGCTCTTTGACACCCCTGATCGAGTACAGCGAGTTTCTTCCTTCGAAGACTGACGATGCATTGGCTCAGTGCATTGCGATGCTTGATATCGCGAAGCGACGGCTTGTGTTTCTTCATGAGCCGGCCCCCGGTGATCGATTCACGATGGAGGGGGATATCAATTGGTATGCCGAAGTAAGAGCGGATGTTTTGAGCCTGCGCACAGAGCTTTGCCAGTGGCTCAAGGTGAAAGCCGATAGCGTCGATGAAGAAGCTGCCAAATTCGCGGAGAAATTGCGCCTGATTGCTCTGGATGAGCAAGAGGACTGGAACGCAAGGAATCCGGCTGAGGGCTAGATCGGCTATTGGGCTGTTTCCAAGCGTTGCGAAGGGTGAGTTGCGAATTGCTTTTGCTAGGGGATGTGGAGGTTGGCAGTGGATGGCGCGCACCACGGCGCCGCTGAAACGAATGGGCGGCTCACGCATGGGGGAGCTCCGCCAGCGGCGCCGGCGCAGCAATGTCGCCTGGCAGGCCTGTCGGCTCGGCTGTGTCGACGGCATCGTCGTAGACGCGGATCGCGCGGGCGATCGCATACAAGCGCCAGAGGAAATGCAACGTGTACTGCTGCAGGGACGATGCGTATTCCCAGGCGTCTGTGATCTGGAAGTCGCTGTAGTCGGGGGCGCTTGGCTTGAAATCGGACATGGCCTTGATCGCGTTGCTCAGGGCATCGTGGTCTTCCGACTCACTCAGCACCTCGAGCTCGAGCTCGAGCTCCTGCCATAGCCGGGCCACCCATTCCGGCGTCGACGTGTCCGGATCCGCCAGGTCGTCTGGGTCCACGCGTTCCTCGACGTGTTCCTTGAACAGGCGCGTCACCAGGTCTCGGAAGAGGCGCGCGCTGAACTCCTTCTTCTCGCCGTCGTTGGCCACGCACTTTTCGGCCCAGTAGCCATCGTTCACGAACAGACCGCCGGCCTTTTCGTGCTCCTCGGGCTTGGCGCGGAAGAACTCGAACATGTCGTGCAGGCGGCTGAAGACGGCGGTGCCCATGTCGCCGCAGATCGCCAGATGCCCGGGCCACGTGACGATGTCGAAGCCGTAGCAATAGGTTCCGGGGCGACGGAACTGCAGGTGACGGTGCACGCCATCGTCGACCACGATCCGGAGCTCGTGGCTGGCCGTATCGGCGAGGAAGCGGGGGAGGATGTCACTGCGGTTATGGGTATCTCCGGACTGTGCGGACGAGGCCTGGGCGGCCTTCAGGGCGGTTTGCCAAGCGGGTACCGGGCTGTCGTCGGCGCCGAGCAGCTGCAACAGTCCGGGCCGGTGGCCCGCGGCGATGCGGCCGCCGGCGCGCAGGACCTGCAGTACCTGCGACTTTTTCGTGAGGGGCAGAGGGTGGACGTTGATGACCTTGCCGCTCGCGATCTCGGCTAGGCAGCTGACGTCAGGGCCAGTGGCCATGTCGCAGCCGAAGGTCGGTGTGGGTTCTTTGGCGGTCATCGTCAGCGCCTCTGGCCCGCCGGCAGCGAGGGGATCTGCTGGGGTTCGGCAACCGCGGCCGTGAGGTTTCCGGTTTCGTGGGCCAAACGGATAGCGTCGAGCTCCACCTTCACCGCGCCGATGTAGGTGGTGGCCACGATGGTGGTGGCCTTAGCGCGCTCGATGACCTGGCCCATCTGCTCTGCGCTCAGGTCGTCGTCGCCCAGGCGTTCGAGCATGGCCACCAGGTGATCGCGCACATCACTGACCTTGTTCTTCATCTTCTTGTTCCTTGATTCGCCTCCTGACCCGGCGGGTGATTCGCGCCTTCAGGTGGACCAGTTCTTTCAGTTCCGGAGGGAACCGGTTGTGGTAGCTGTTGCGCCGCATGTTCTCGGCGAGGGTCACGGTCTCGAGGCGATCAGCAGTGATCTCTGCGGCGACCAGCGTCTTCAGGCCCGGCCGGAACACCACGATGTGTCCCTCCGGTACCGGGCCGTTTGCCGCCTCCCAGACCATCACGTGCACCGGTCGCCAGCGGTTGACCGGGAACAGGGCTGGGTCGTCTGTGATCTTGCGCATCAGCACCTTCCGTTTCGGATCGACCTTCTCGGTCCCGATCGGCACGTAGTTGCGCGCCTCGCTGGCCGGCCGCCCCTTCTTGAACTGGGTTTCCCGCATTCGGCCGGCGTGCCAGCCCGGCCTGCGCAGTCCCTTGTTCGGCGGTGTAGTGCCGGGCTTGAAGCGCGAGGCAATCGAGCCCGGCTCCTGTGTCCCGTTCCAGAGCGCGGCCAGCGGCTGGGAGTGGAAGTCGTCGGCCTTCTGCAGGCCCAGAGCCGCTGCTCGCCGGTACACCGCGGCCGTGGGCCGTTCGAGGACGTGCGCGATCAGGAAGGCGGGGAACCGCGGCCAGTTGAGTCGCAGCGTCTCGTCCTCGTCGGCGGTCCATGGCCGGCGCGCGTTGGGGTGTGACTTGCGCACCATGGCTCACGGGGTCCAATCCGAGCTGTTCGGGACCTGGATCTGCTGCCGCGCGCGCTGCCGGACAGCTTCCTTCCGGAAGTACGCGCGGTGCTCGACCTTCTGACCGCGGATGCGGAAGCCCCAGCTGTGGGCGCGCGGCGGCAGCGTCAGCACCAGCGTCCAGGTGCCTTCAGCCTGCAGGTCCTCGGCAAGGGCAATCCGATGCCAGCCCTCAGCACGGCGGAACAGCAGCTGACCAGCGCCATACCAGGTCGACGAATACGGTTCCTCGGCGATCGCCGACGGCACCGCGTCCGGTACCGCCGGCAGCGGCCCGTCGAAGGGCCGGTGCTCGAAGTACCCGCCTCGCAGGATCAGACTGAAGAATGACCAGGGGTGATCATGGAAGACGCCGCCGTGGTCGCTGCTGCGGATGTGGTGCAGGCGCAGGGCCAACCAGGGCCGGGGCTGGCCACGGTCGTCGACGCCTGCGCGGCCGATGCGCAGCAGCCAGAAGCGGTCCATGTACGGCGTGCCATCGGCGTTGACCAGGTGGGTGTAGGGAGTGCGGGCGCCGCGCTGAATCAGTGCGGTTGCAACGCGATCCAGCACGCGGCGGCCCATGGTGCGCGGCGCCGCCTGCAGGTCCATGTAGCTGCCGCAGCGGCCGCACGACTCCATATCCGGCCAGTCACGCGCGCAGCCGAACAGGGCGCAGATGAAGGCACGCGTGCGGCTCACGGCTGCTCGCCCTTGTAGGTCGCGACCAGGCCGCTGGCAATGGTCAAGGTGCCGGCTTCGATCTGGCGCAGGCGGCGAGCACGTTCGGCCCGGCCGCCGCCAGCTGGTGCCCAGGTGGTGCGGTGGCGTGCCGGCATGCGACGTACAGGGACGGGACGCGTAGCACGCTTCGGCTGGGCCAGCAGGGCGGTCAGCAGGACGTCGAGGGACAAGCGGCCAGTGCTCAGAAGATGCAGGTGCATAGGGACCTCATGCGTAGGTGGTGAGGCGGAAGTGCTCGCGGACCAGGTCGTAAAGCCGGCCGACTTCGGCGATCTGCAGGGCGAAGCGAGCGTCGAGCTCGGCGCGCCGGCCGTCTTCATCCCCGTGCTGCAGCTGCTCCACGGCGCCGTCCAGGAAGCGGAGCTTTCGGACGATCAGGTCGTCACCGAGGACGAAGGAGAGGTGGTCCTCCAGCACCAGGGCGAGCTTGGTGACCTGCTTGCCCGTCTCCAGGTGCAGATCGACCTCGTCGCAGCGCAGTTCGTGGTGCTGGCAGCGAACGATTGCGCCGCCCTCGACCGGATCGCGCAGCTCGCATTCCTCGCCCAGGCTGAGGCCGTCGGGCAGCGGCTCGCCTGCAGCCCAGTCGGTCAGGATCGCCCGCGGCGAAACCTCGGCGTTCAGGGGCAGGGCGGGGAAGCTGCCGACCACGTTACGCAGCTGGCTCATGGCGTTTTCGCCGGTCTTGCGGCTGCTGGTGTCCACGAACACGACTCCGCGCTGGTGGTCCAGGTAGAGATCCGTGCGACTTGGGCGGACGAAGGCCCGCGGCAGCAGCTCGTGCAGCAGATCGTCCTTGACGCGCTTCCGCTCGCGGCCGCCTGGGCGGCGCCCGTCGCGTTCCTCAATTTCCAGCAGTTTGAGTTCGAGCAGGTTGTTCACCACCGCCGGCGGCAGGATCTTCTCTTCGGCGCCGATCGCCATCCACATGCAGCGGCCGATCTCGTGCGACAGCAGCTCCTTCTCTTCGCGGCCGAACGGCGAAATGAAGCCGGCGGAGCACATTTCCAGCGGGCCGACCTGCTTCAAGGCGCTCGCCTTCAGGCCGTCCTGCCAGTCGAACATCTGCAGCTGCGGGTAGGTGAACATCGTGAGGTTGCGGAAGAACATCAGGTGTCTCCGGTCTGTTCAGAGGTGACGCTGCTGCCTTCGGGCAGCTCGGAAAGGCCCAGGGTGTAGAGCGCGTCGTCGATCGCCGCCTGCTCGGCTTCTGCGATGACGCTGTGCGGTCTGACCACGCCCGGGATGTGGACGTGGAAGAGCCTCACGATTTGCAGGCCTCGGCATTGCGCTGGAACTTCCGCGCCCAGGTGGCCAGGTCGGGCTTCATCCCCGCGCTCCAGGCGATCTGGAAGATCGAGCCGAAGCGGATCCGCAGCGCGCGCCACTGGTCCGGCGGTGCGATGGAAACCGCGCGCTGGTAGCGCTGCACGCGCGCTGCGGCAGTGATCGCCGGCGGCATGCGGTCCAGGTCGTGCTGCAGGATTGCGTCGACGCCGTGGCCCAGCAGGTGCAGGTCTGCAGTCATGACATCGCCCTCCCGTGCACTACCCAGAACAGGTCGGTCAGTGCCGGCGGCACCGGGGACAAGGCGCGGGCTTCGTAGAAGGCGGCTTCGATGATCTGTTCGAATGTGCGTCCGTCAGGCGCGCGCGCAGCCTCGCCTTTCACCTTCAGCATGCCGGCGAGGTAGTCCTTGCTGGCGGCGCTTAGATTGGCGACCAGGTCATCGAGGTCGATCTCTGCGTCGACGGTCATGTTCACGGTGGTCATGACAGCACCGCCCGGGATCCGAGGGTTGCGAACACGCCCAGCACGAAGCCGGCGGCGCTACCGATGGCCAGCACGCGCCGGAACAGCGCACCGGTGGCCTCGGCGATGATCTCTTCCGTGTTCATGCGGAACCGCCTTTGACGCGGGCCAAGGCTTCGAGGCGGCGCTTCCACGCTTCCCGGGTAGCCTGGAATTCGTCATGGTTCGCTGGCGAGCCCAGCCACGCCTCACGTGCACGGTTGTATTCCTCGTCGGCCGCGATCAGCTCATCGATGGCGGAGCCGGCCTCCTGAAGGGCCTCGGCGTAGCGGCGGGTGTCTGCGCCATCGTCGGCGGCGCCGTGCAGCGCGCTCACCGCGTGGCGGATCGCGGCAATGTTGCAGGGGGCGCTCATGCGGCGCTCCCTTGGGGCATCACGAAACGGTAGCCGCGCAGGCGGATGGTCTCGATGGCGTGCTTATGGCCAGCGGCAGCGAGCTTGCGGCGCACGCGGGAGACCAGGACCTGCAGCACGTTGGACTCGCGCGACGGCGGTTTGCTGTTCGGGTACATCGCGGCATGCAGCGCGTCGACCTCCACCAGGCGATCGGGTGCCCCGACCAGAACCTTCATCACCACGGCCTCTGTGCGGCTGAGCTTGATGCTGCTGCCAGCGATCAGCAGGCGCTGGCGCGCGACAACCGCCATGGTGCCTTCGGCGCCTGCGCCGGCGGCCGTGGCGCAGCTGCTGCAGAGGTCGGGGCCGGCCCAGGAGCAACCGCCGGGGCAAGCCTGCAGGTCGGTGCAGCTGCAGACCCGGCAGCGACGTTCGGTGGCGGCCATCAGTGCACCTCCACGAAGGCCAAGTCATAGATGACGCACCGCGCCCGGGCCACCACGGGGGAGGTGGCTTTTTCCGTCGACAGGGGGACGACGGTATTGGCCCGGGCGCAGGCGTCGGGGGAAACGGAGTAGGTGCCGCCGACAACCGCGTCTACGGCATCGAGCGCGAGCTGCCAGCGGTAGGGGGAGAAGTCCTTGGCGAGCGCGGCGGACACGCCGGCCGCGCAGTCCGGCACACGGCCGGTGTCGTTGAAGCCGTTGAGCACCGCCTGGGCAATTGTGGTGCGCAGGCCCCAGTCGTTCTCGCTGGCCAGGGTGTAGACCTCCAGCGCCGCGCAGATGCGCGGGCTGGTGATCACCAGCGCAGCTGGTGCCCGGACGGCCTGGCCGGGTTCGTCTGTGGAAGGGGACGATGGGGAGAAGAGGGCGCCAAGGCCGGTGGCTCCGAGAGCCCCCAGTGCCAGGTACAGCGACGAAGACAGTGCAGACATGTGCTCAACCATCCGTGCTTGGGATGGTGAGCACTCTAGTGCTTAATTATGCCTTGTCAAGCACTTTAATGCCTATGGCAGTGGCGGAGGCATTGCGCGAGGCCACTTTCCGCGCTGGACCAAGGTGTCGCGAGCTGCCTTCAGTGCTTCGTCCGGAAGGACCGACGGCGCGGAGGCCCAGGCGTCCTCAGCGATCTGCATCAGCTCCCAGCAGACATCGCGGGTCTCGAGGTCGTAGTAGATGCGGCTGTTCGAGGGCTGATCCCAGAACCGCGCGACCGCCAGGCGCCAAGCGCCTTCTCGTGGGTCCATTGTTTCAGGCACGTTTGCATTGCCGCCGAGCCAGTTGCCAAATATGGCAGGCTGCCAATCGGCGGCTCGCGCCGCAAACCACCTGGCGACGCCGTACTCTGCCGTGGTGAGTACCACATCAATCTTGAGGCGATTCTTCGAGCCGTCCCGAGGGTAAAGGACCGCAGTGCCTGGAGTAGGTGCGGACCACTCCCAGAATGAGTGCTGAGGGAGACGCGCGGAATCTTGACGATCGACCGACGCTACAACGTAGATTGCAGGATTCTTCTCGACACGGAGTACGGCAGTCCCAGTGGCCTCTTCAATCCACTGGCACCAGCATCCCGTCCAGAGAAGCGACACAGGCTACCCCGCAGATCGCTGCTTAACCGAATGGCTGCCTGTGCCTCTGCCCATGGCCGAGACCAAGCGATCCACGGTTTCCCGATCCCCGGCCTCCAGGTCCAAGTAGTTTCCGAGCAACGTTGAAACCGACTCTAAGACAGCAGGATCTGAAGGGAAATTCGGCAGCAACAGTGCCCAAGGGGCTACGGAATAGGCTGCTGCTATGGCGTCGATAGTCCGGACTGTCGGATTCTTGAAATGCCCGCGGCCATACGTCATGAGGTCGCCGATCGCGCGTTGCGATACTCCAGCCCGCTGAGCCAGCGCTGCCTGGGAGTCGCCGCGCGCCTGCATGAAGCGGCGGACGTTGTCTGCAATCGTTACCACTGGGTCTACTTTCGCCATTCGTTCAGCGTAAGCACCGCTCTGCGCATTTTGGTGCTTGTCGAATAAGCATTGTAGTGCTACAAAGTCGCGCATGGACGCCGATACCCTCTTGCATCAAACCGTGGTGCGCCTGCGTGCGCATGAAGGGAAGTACGCCGAGATCGCCCGGCAGAACTCGGACATCGGCTATTCGTGGCTCACGAAGCTGGCGCACGGGCAGATCACGAACCCGACGATCGCCAGCCTGCAGCAGCTGATCGAGGCGCTGAATGCCTTCGAAGGCCTGGAGCGGGGCGGCCTGGCCGAAAGGGTGGCGCAGGCGGATCCGGTTATGGATCCGGTTATGGAACTGCGCGCCGAACCGAGCGGCGATGTGGACGCCGGCCGCATCGTCCCGCTGGAGACAGCCTGATGGCCCGCCGACACCTCAGCAATCCTCGCGAAGGGGAAGATCGAGGCCATGGCCGGGACCGCAGGGAGCTGCGCACGCTGCGGCAGAGGGTCCGCGACCTGGAAGCCCAGGTCGCGCACTACCAGCAGCCCGCCAATGAACGTTTCGAGGCGGCAATGGAGAGTGTCCGCTCGAGCATCGCCGAGCAGGGTAGGCAGGCCGCGAGGATGGTCAGTCAGCGGCAGGCTCTAGCCGAATGCCAGGGAATACTGCGTTCGCAGCAGCTTCGAATTGGCGGAGAAAGTTCGGATCGGGGATCTTTTCCCCGAACGCTTCATACGCGACTTGCAAAGACGCTTGCACGTCTCGCTTTGTGGCTTCGTCAGCTCGTGCAAGGAGGCCGCTGATGATGGTCTGTTGCACCACGTCGGTACCCATGTCCTTGTACTCCTTCGTCAATAGGTCTTCGAAAGAGCTGTTGTTGGCTTCCGTCAAGCTGTTCAGTGCGTTGGCCATATCCACGATCTGTCTCTGCTGCTCGCCGATCTGCCGGTTCTGCTCGACGAGCGCGCCTTCCAATGTCGCGAGCCGCTGCGCAACTTCCTGGTCCATGGTGATCTCCGTGGTGGGTGTGGTTGGGTGGTACCACCAAGCCTACCCGGAGATCGCCACCTTTTCCCGAGGGTGCCATGGCCGGTGATCGACGCAGCCCCCCCTCACCGAACACTTCCGGACTGCCGCCGGATACACCCACCGTCATGGTGGCGGTACTGCAACGCCTCGGTGCGTTGGAGCGGAAAGTCCGGGCGCTGGAGAAGAGGCAGCCGGCTGCTACCGCTCCGGCCCCTCCTGCTCCCGCGTCGCCTCCTTGCGCGCCAGCACCCGTTCACGTGAAGCAATCGCCTGGAGGATCTTCGATTCGGTCTCAAGCAACTCCTGCAGGATCCGCTCGCACGAGGGGTCGTGGCCTGCGCTGGCGCTTCTGTCGCGCATTCCTTGGATGGCGCGGCGAACCATCCCCAGCAGCAGCTTCAAGTTGGGATGACTGCCAATGAGCGCCGTGATCGTCCATGACTGTGCTTCTTGGACGTCCTCCATTGCTGCAAGACGTTCCTCGTACTTGGTGAAACGGGCTTCGATTTCAGCGGGGGTCATGCGTTCTTCCTGTGTGGGTCGATCGCTTTCGATTCTGCCAGTCGTTCAGAAATTTGTCTGCGCGTAAATTGCACCCCTTTTGCACGCATTTCGCACGCATTTCGCACGTATTTCGCACGTATTTCGCACATATGCCGCGCGCCGCGCTACGCGCTACACGCGGACGACAAACTCCCGAGGACTCCCATGCCCTGGATCGAAGAAACCTGGTTGCACGACGCCCTGGCGGCCCTGAAGGCCACCTGCGACGTCGACGCCCACACCCGCAATGAAATGATCCAGTTCCTGCTGGACAACGGCTTCTGGGATCAGGAGAAGCTGAAGGACTGGGCCAGCGCTGTTGCTAAGTTCAACAGCTGCCTCAACCCCAACAAGGCCGAGTTCTTCAAGATCGGCGAGCTGTGGGCGCTGATGCGCCGCTTTGGCCGGCACCAGCTCTTCCTGGCCATGGCCGCAGATCTCGGCTATGAGGTCCGTCCCATTCCCACCGAGCATCGCCGTCAGGCGTTGATGCAGCAGCTGCTCGACGTGCAGGCGCAATGCGCGGCTGCCTCCGAGCGCGTCGCGAGCCAGTTGGAACGCCTCAACACGCCCGCGCCGGAGCCGCGCCAGGGTGCCGTCCATGGACAGGGTCGCGCGCAGTTCAGCAGCCCCAACGAATGGAGCGCGCCTGCCAGGGCAAACGCCGTCGTAGTGGTGGGCTGCCCGTAACGGGATAGGCCTGCGTAATGAGCAACGAAATCACGAAGCTCTGCTGGCCACTGCAGATGCCGCCGCCCGCAAAGGCGGTGCTGATGGCGATCGCGTGGCACGCAGACGACTTCGGCATGGCCTTCCCGGGCTTCACCACGTTGATCGAGAAGACCTGCCTGAGCAAGACAGCGCTGCTCAGCGCGATCGCGTGGCTGGAGGACAACCAGGTGCTAACAATTCGTCGCGGTGGCAGCGACGCCGGCGGGACGAAGTACAGCAACCGGTACAGCCTCAACCTTGGCCGTCTGGACAGGAACGCATTCGCGTCGAAGCCGCGACGTGCATCCAAACCGGTTCGCCAGACGGACCTGTCCGAGAGCAACGAGGGTCCTGACCGGTCCGCCACGAGTACCGGTACGGAGGCCGAACCGGTACGCGTCACGGACGGGTCGGAAGAGACTGAGGGCGCCGACCGGCACGCGGGAGATACCGGTACGCAAGAACGACCGGTGCGTCTCGCGGACTCGACCGGTACGTCTGGCGGACCTGACCGGTCCGTCTCGCGTACTCAACCGGTCCGCGAGACGGACCCTAAAGATCATGAAAGGTCAGTAAAGGTCATTGAATCGTCAAACGCGCAGGCGCGCGACGACGAGGCGGTGATGCCGCAGCTCAGCGTCGACGAGGTCAATCGCGAGCTGATGGGCATCCCCCGTTTGCCGGCGGGTCTGGACCCGCAAGTCCTGGCCAGGTTCGTGCGGCACCGCCGTGTGCTGGGAAAGCCGATGACGATCAGCAGCTGGCTGGAGCTGCAGCCGCGATTCCGCCAGCTCACCGCCGACGGCCACGACCTCAACCGCTCCCTGCGCCAGACGATGGCTGCAGGCCTGGCTCTGCCCGTAACACCGAAACCCGAGGGGACCGACCATGCCAACAATTCAGGCTCTGCTGCCGAACGCGTCCGACGTCGAGCAGAAGAGGACGAGCTCCGTGACGCCGCTGCAGAGGCAGACGCCGCCGCCGGCGCAGCAGGCGCCCTTGACGGCCCGGGCTACGCGAACGCTGTGGGTGCGCATGGCTGAGATCTACGGCTACCGCTGGACCAGCGCCTACGGCGAGGATCCCAGCGGCGGCGCCGCCGCGACGTGGGCGAAGGGGCTTGCCGGGCTCACCGGGGAGCAGCTGGCTGCGGGGCTGGGCTCGAGCATCGCCTCGGCTGACCCGTGGCCACCGACCCTGCCGGAATTCCGTCTGCGCTGCCTCGGCGTGCCGAGCTTCGCGGCTGTCCGCAACGACACCGGCCGCCAGGATGGCTTCACGCGCCTGGTGTGGCAGTACCTGGACGGCCATCGCTACCGCACGTCGAGCGCCGACAAAAGCGATCGCCTGTTGCGCGAAGCTTACGACCAGGCGCGCGAGTACGTGATGCGCGGCGGGAAGCTGCCGGAAGAGCCGTTGGCGGTGCTTGGCCAAGCCGCTGTGACCACGCCGGTACCGGCCAGCCCTGAAGCCCTCCGCCGTGCCGAGCGCGAGATCGCGGAGATCTTCGGCAACGGATCTGCAGAGCCCGGCAACGACGACCACGCGCCGACGACGGGGAAGATGGCAGCGGCAGGGCTGGATCGATGATCGACCAGGAGCAACTGCGCAGCTACCACCGGTCGCAGGTGCTGTATGCCCTGCAGCAGGCCAGCGAGCCGATGACGGCCTCCGAAGTGCACGAGGGCATGACTACACTGGCGCTCGCCCTGGGTCACCCCAGGGAATGCGCTGCCATCACTCCTGCCGCGGTCGCCGGCATCCTCCGCGGCATGCTCGGCGAGCAGCTGGTCATCCAGGGCGAGGACAAGGCCAATCGGCGCTACGGTCGTGCCGAGCCGACCTGGTCGGCCGCTGCTGGCCAAGCACGAGTGGTGCAGCCGTCGGCCCCGGGCAGGAGCGCGGCCGCGTTGGCTGTTGCGTCATCGATGGCGGGGCGGGGCACCCAGCTCCGCCAGATCACCATTGATCAGCGCCTAGCATTCCTGCAGGCCGAGTGCGCCGCGCTGCTGGCGGATGTGACCAAGGAACATGCGGCATTCGAGCTCAGGGTTCGAAGCCAGATGGAGGCCTTCGAGGCGCGCGCCGCACGGTTGCTGGGTCTGCCGCAGGACGGTGGCCAATGAGTAACCGGGGCCTTCGCTACAACCGCATCGAGGACATGCCGCAGGGCATGCAGCAGCTGGTGCACAAGGCTGGCCAAGCTGGGCCCCATCGCGGGCCCGTTGAGTACCAACAACACGCACCGGTGGAGAAACGGCCGAAGTACGGCAATGTGATCACCACCGTGGATGGGATCCGCTTCGACTCCAAACGCGAGGCGCGCTACTACGAGCAGCTGAAGCTGCGGCAGCAAGCCGGTGAGGTGCACTTCTGGCTGCGCCAGGTTCCCATGCACCTGCCTGGCGGAACCAAGTATGTCCTGGACTTCCTGGTCTTCATGCGCGACGGCAGTGTCGACTTCGTGGACGTGAAGGGGCGGGAGACGAAGGAATTCCGTATCAAGAAGCGCGAAGTGGAGCACCACTATCCGATCAAGGTGCTGCTGGCATGAGCGGCTGGAGATCGAGCGGCAGCGCAGCGGGCACTCGGGTCGACCTCAGCGCGGTGACCACCACCGACCTGCTGCGGGAGATCGAGCGCCGGTGTTCGGTTGGCGGACCGCCCAAGGTTGATCGGCCGGGGAAGGAGCGGCCGTTCGCGACAAAGGCGCTCTGGGCCCAGGACAAGGTCAACCAGGCACGTGCCCGCCTCGCGGAGCTCCGCGCGCTGCCAGTCCCAGCCTGCGAGGCTGAGCGCGCTGCTCGTTCCGCTCAGGACTCTCAACTGGTCGCCGACGTCGTCAAGTACGACGGCATGGCCAAGGCATTCGCGAGGAAGGGGCAATGAGACCTGCAGAGCTCAAGGCGCGGTTCCCGACGGAGGCTGCGCTGTGCACGTGCCTGATCGACTGCCTGACCGCGACGGACGGCTGGGAGATCTACCCCGAGACGGCCGGCTTCGACATCCTGGCTGTGTGGAAGGCGACTGGGCACCAGCTCGGCATCGAGGCGAAACTGCAGCTCAATGCCAAGGTGGCCGATCAGATCCTGCCGGCGCACTGGAGCAACAGCGACCAGCGGGGGCCGGACTTCAGGGCGGTGCTGGTTCCCTGTACGACTGCGGCGAACTACGGCATTGCTCGGATGCTAGATGCGCTCGGCGTGCAGGTCCTTGTGCCTGACAGCTGTACCAGCCGTTGGAATCCACAGCCGGGCGAGAAGATCCAGCGGGAGGTGCACCGGCACGGCCTCCATCAGTCCGCACCCTGGGACACTGCCGGTGGTGCACTCAAAGAGTGGTGGGGCGCAACTGCATGGTTCGACTGGAATCCCACCAAGCGCTGCGAGCTGCCTGAGTTCGTGCCGAAGGTCGCCGCGGGCGTACCGGCACCGATTCAGCTCACGCCTTGGAAGGTCGGCGCGCTGAAGGTGCTGGCCGATCTCGAGCTCGACGGCTTCACAACCGCGAAGGGCGTCCGGGCCCATGGCGTGGACCCGCGCCGCTTCTGTGCTTCCGATGGATGGCTCAAGCAGCTCGGCGAAGGGAAGTGGGCCCGCGGGACGCTCCCGGCATTCGAGGGCCAGCACCCCGAGGCCTATGCCCAAGTGCTGGCACTAGCGCGCGCCGCGCGCGCTGCAGCGGCGGCAAAAAAGATCCAGGAACACACGTCATGAATGAAGCTGCGGTCGGCACCAATGCGCTCGAAGCCGCGCGCCAGCTGGAAATGGTGTTCCTCAAGGGGGTGAAAATACCCTCCTGCGCCAACTGCAACGGAAAGGCCAAGGTGTGCTGGCCTGGCCGCGAGTCGCAGCCCGTACAGTTCCAGTGCCAGCGTTGCGGGCCGCGAAGCGCCGTGTTCGACAGCACCGCGCCTCTCCAGTGTGGCCGGTGCGGCACCTCCCCGGCTGGCCTTTTCACACGCGGCGCACAGATCCAGTGCTGCAGCTGCGGGGCATCCTCAGCCGTGTTCGTTGGTCCGGATCCCGCCAGCGCGCTGGCTGCGGCGCTGGATGCCTGGTGCCGCCGTGCACCGGTTCTTCCTACGGCGGTGGACGATAGCGCAGGCCTGCGGCGCCGGGGAGCAGCCCCGGATGGATTCGATGACGAGGGCAAGGGCGACGTCCTGGAGCTGTTGTCGCGCCTGCTGGTCGGCGGGAGCTACCGCATGCCCGTTGAGGGGCGCAGCACCTTGGCGCCGCTGGGCAGCAGCGACATTGCCGGCGCGGTCGGGTTCATGCGTGATCCGCTGGAGAAGCACACCGCGCTCGCGGTGGCGACGCGCATGGGCCCAGCGGCGCTCGCCAGGCTTTCCCTCGCTGCCTACCGCCAGGTGGCCAAGGACGTGCGTGCAATGCGGCCGGGGCCGCTGGATCTCGGCAAGCCCGCCGATCGCTGGCGCCTGCGGCTGGTGATCTACGACGCAGCCCACGAACTGGTGTGGCCAGAGCGGCGCCAGCCGTTCGCCGGCCTGGCCAAGTCCGCCAAGATGCGCAAGGGCAACTACATCAAGGCCCACAAGTGCGCCAGCGCTGTCCTGCAGGAAGCGCTACACGGGGGTAGGTTGGCGTTGAAGCGAGCCATTTGGCCAAATCAACTTCGCAACGTGAGGTGAGCATCAAAGAGGCTCGCAATGTGGGCAGAGGCAATGTCAGCCTTCTTTCTAAGGTTTCGGTACTCTTCCACTAGAGCTATGTAATCAGGTCCGTTGGCGGCCGACAACCGGCCCCTAACTGATACTAAGCGCTCTACTGGCTCAATGATTTGTTTCCTCAGTTTGGTGGTGACATCCTCGCCGAAGAGCCAGCGGATCTCGTGCAAGAGCGCATGTGCATCCGCAACAGCCTTCTCGGCGTTCTTTACTTCGTCTTTGTCGCCGTAGAACGCGTTCGAAATATGGTCCACAAACTTGTCGTAGGCCTTGAACCGCCGGTCAAATAGATCGGCAATTAGCTTTTTGCGGGCTGTTTCGGCCTGCTGCTGCGCCGTACGCCACTGCCGCCAAGCAATCACGCCAACTGCAGCCGCGACGAGGATCTGTCCGATCGCCGTGAACAGTCTGATCTGTAGATCCGTCATGCCGAGCACTGTCTCAACCATTGCGACACCCTCCTTGTATTGGCCGGCATTATCGCATTTGTTAAGGTTTGTTAGGGGCAGGCAGTGCCTGCTTGCCCATTCAAGGAAGGAGTTTATGAATTTCAGCAGTGTTGACTTCAGCACCGTGTCGGCCATGGCGGTCGCCAGTGCCGCGGCAGATCAGCTCTACCAGGTAGTCCATCGTGTCAGAGGCAAATTCATCCAGAAGCTTGCTCAGCGTCCCGCGAACGCTGACGTAGTCGCTCACGCCAACGAATTGGCCGAAGCAGCCTGGGATGAGTTATGTGGCGAGCGGAGTGCTTACAACATCTTGTTTGCTTGTGCCCGTCAGCTGTGGGCAAAGGAATCGTGGGCCAAACTCAGGTATGGAAGCTGGCCGGTGTGGTCAGCCAAGGGGAAGAGCGCCTGTTTTGCGATGGCTGACGTCCAGACTCTCTACACGGAAATTTCGAACGCTGCGATGATGCTTCCCGGCAGTGAGGGTCCGAAGCGCGACGCCTACTTGAAGCTCCTTGGCGACCCGAACAGCGACATTGAGAAGAGGATTGTTGAGGCGCTAACGTTGCTGAAGAGTCTGCCTTAAGACAGCCGAATCGTTAATGTAGATGACCTCACCTGTTCCTCATGAGGAAGATTTCTTCCTCATGAGGAACCGCAGTTGCCTCGGGAACCGAAAGTAGGTTTGAATTCCCACAGTGGGCGTTCTTGTGGGCGCCACCATTCAAGGGCCGTTGATCGACCAGGACGTGGGAGTCCACTGGTTGATCAGCGGCCTTCTTGTTTGCGGGGTAGAGCAGTTCGGCAGCTCGCGTGGCTCATAACCACGAGGTCGGTGGTTCGAATCCACCTCCCGCTACCAAATGGCCGGTAGTCATGGCCACCACTCAAGCCAGCACGTAGGCCGTCGTGAGACGCGCCGCTGGTGTCCGCGCGACCTTGCAGTACCGCGGTAGTGGTGTGCCATGCCGGCCTCCTTTCATTGGGGGAACCGCGGTGGGCATCAAAGAGCAGATCACTACGGACCTGGCGGTCGCGGGTTCGAAGATCGGGGCGGCAGCCAGCGTCACCGCGGCGACCTACTCGCCGGGGTACACGTTGAGCGACTGGGCGCTGATCGGCACGATCGTGTTCACCGTCGTTCAGACGTTCACCGTCATGGTGAAGAACTGGGGCGACTGGTCTGCCTGGTGGTCCGCGCGCATGGGCAATGCCAGGCGCTTCTGGGCGTGGATCCGCCGCCGTGGCTGACACCAAGCTCAGCACCAAGCAGCGCATTGGCTTCGCCGCCGCACCCCTGGCGCTGATCGGTGCCCTGGTCGCCGCCTTGGGCACGAACGATTCGGCCCACGAAGGGCGCCGGTACACGGCGTACTACGACTCGGCCGGCATCCTGACCGTCTGCGCCGGCATCACCGGCTCGGCGGTGGTGAAGGGAAAGCGCTACACCGACGACGAGTGCACGAAGCTGGAGACGGCCTACGTGCGTACCATGCTGGGCCACATGGGCCAGTGCGTCCGTGGCGAGTTCGAGTTCCATGAGATCAAGGCCTGGGGCCACTTTGCCTACAACATCGGCACCCCGGCATTCTGTGCCAGCACCGCGGCGAAGCGGCTCAACGCCGGCGAGCGCCAGGCTGCATGCACCGAGATGTGGAAGTGGCGCTACGTCACGATCGCCGGTGCCAAGCGTGACTGCGCGCTGCCGCAGTGGCGTTCGAAGTGCGGCGGCATCATCGATCGTCGGCAGTGGGAAATGGCCACCTGCCAAGGCGGCCTGCAGTGATCACCGCGTCGGCCGTCTCTGCCTGGTGGGCAGCGTGGAAGTGGGTAGCCATTCTGGCCGGCCTGCTGAGCGTGTCGCTCTGGCTCAACGTCAGGCAGTACGGCGATCGCCGTGAGGCTGCAGCTGCAGCGCGGGCCGCCACCCTCGAAGACACGCTGGAGGTGACGGCCGGAATCGCGCGCCAGGCCCAGTCCGACAGTGGCCAGCTGCTGCAGCGCCTGGAGGCGATCGCCGCGCGCGGCGAGCGGATCAAGACCATCTACCGAGCAGCAGCTGCAGCGCAGCCGCTGCCAGCCAACTGCGCCCCGGGTCAGGCCCGGGTCGACTCCATCAACCAGGCCCTCGGGCCGACCAGCAGGACCGCGAAGTGACCCAGAAGGCCTCGATCGGACGAATCGTCCACTACACCCTGAGCGACACCGACGCGCTCCGCATCAATGCGCGCCGGACCGACGGTCCGTCCATCCAGGAGCGGCTGCTCGACAGCACCTGGCCGGTGGGGGCCCAGGCACACATCGGCAACAAGGTCGCCGCCGGTGACGTGCTGCCCGCCATGGTCGTTGCGGTACAGCCGGACGGCCAGGTCAACGCCCAGGTGTTCCTGGACGGCAACGACGTGCTGTGGGTCACCAGCCGGGACGAGGCCAGCGAGGAATCCGGCAGCCACCCGGGTCGCTGGCATTGGCCGCAGCGCTGACACCATGCTGCTGCGCCAAACTCTCCCGATCGCGGCACTGCTGCTGGCAGGCTGCACGCAGCACCTGCACCGTGTGCCGGCGCAGTGTGACGCGATGTGCTTCCGTCCCTGCATCGAGGCCGGCGAAGACACCGGCGTGCGCGTGACTGCAGATCCTGCCGCTGCAGATGCCTGGGACAACATCGGCGGGGACGTGGTCGGCCAGCTGGCCGACAAGCTCCGCACCTGCGACGTGCGACGTAAGGCCTGCGAACAGTGCCTGCGCCGGCTCGACGCCACGAACGTAATCCAGCTTTGAGCGCCATCCCGGCGCCATAGGAGAGCAACATGTCGAACCAGCAAGCCGGTACAAGTCCACTGGCGGACCCGCAGACCCCGATCGAATCCGCCGTGAAGGACCTGGCGCGAACTCAGCAGGAGCTGCATATCGCCGTCGAGCAGCTGGCACGTCGCCTCGCACCGGTGCTGGTCGCAAGCAAACCGGATGCCGCACCGTCCACGGGCCGTGCACTCGGTGCCTCGCCGTTGCTCGAAGACCTGTTCCAGCGGCGGGACGCAGCGGCGGCCACCCTGGACATCATCAACGACCTGAACGCTCAGCTGACCCTGTGAGCCGGACGCCCGCCAGCTTCAGCCTCACGGTCGTGCGTGGCGCGACGTGGGAGGACGACTTCACCTACACCAATCCGGATGGGAGCCCGTTCGACCTGACCGGCTACCAGGCACGGATGCAGGTGCGGACGCTGGCGGGCCAGTTCGGGCTGACCGAGGCTGACACCCTGGTCATGGAGCTCAGTACCGCGGCCGCTTCGCTGGTCATCGCCGACCCGTTGGACGGGGTGGTCGCGATCACCGTGCCAGCGGTGGCCACCGAGGTGCTGAACCCAGCGAACGCGCGCAAGGTGAAGCACTGCTACAGCCTGGAGCTGTTCAAGCCGGCTGGCGCAGATCCGGAGTACGTGATCCCGCTGGTGGCCGGCAAGGTCACTGTCCAGGGCGAGACAACACGCTGATGCCTGTGATCCGAGCCAGCGAGGGAGCAGCACGGGTGATCGTGGTTGAGCGCCGCGGCGCCGTTGCCATCCGAGATCCCCGCACACCTATCGTCGCTACGGCCCGACCGACCAGGGTCGAGGCAATCCAGGCAGACACGCGGTCGGTTGAGGTTGCAGCGCGCGGTGCGCAGGGCCCAACAGGTCCGGCCGGCCGCGACGGCACCTCGCCAGAAGCGACGTACCCGGTCGGTGAGCCGATCCATGGTCATCGCGTCGTACGCCTGGACAGTGGCAAGGCCTATCACCCGGACACGGCGGTGCTGGAACACGCGCAGGCCTGCATCGGCATCGCCCTGCAGTCGGCCATCACAGGCGAGGTCGCTGTGCGCCTGGCCGGCACGATCGAGGAAGCCAGCTGGACTTGGCGCGACGGCGCGGTGTGGTGCGGAGCAGATGGCGCTCTTACCCAGAGCCCGGGCGATACCGGCTGGCTGCTGTGCATCGGCCGGGCGCTCAACGCCACCACCCTGATGATCGACTTCGACTCACCTATTGCGCGGATCTGAACCCATGGCCGACAAGACCCTGCAGCTCAAGAACAACATCACCACCGAGGTCGAAGGCGTCACCGCGTCAGCCGGCGCCCCAGATGCCGGCAAGATCGCGGCACTCGGCCCTGATGGCCGCTTCGACGACTCGCTGCTGCCGGCCGGCATTGGCGCGGACACCAAGATCTATCCGGCCAGCGAGGTGCTCGCGGCTGGCGACTACGTGAACATCTGGGATGACGCCGGCACGGCCAAGGTGCGCAAGGCTGATGCCAGTGCCGCCAACGCAGGCAAGCGGGCCCATGGTTTCGTGCGCGCCGGGGTCGGTTCTATCGGCGGCGACGCCACTGTGTACTTCGAGGGGCCGAACAGCTCGCTTTCGGGCCTTGCCCCGGGGGCGACGTACGTGCTGAGCCATACCTCCCCGGGAGGTGTCGTGCCGCTGGCGTCAGGCACCGCCACGGCCGGCCACATTCTGCAGATCGTGGGAGTGGCCACCGCCGTGGGGGAAATCAACGCCGAGATCGGCAATCCGGTGGTCCGAGCCTGATATGGCAGCACGACGTCCGCTTGTCCTGGACGCGAGCAATCGCACCAGGGAGCTTCCGGCCGGCGACATCCTGATAGGTGTTCCGCTCTATCTGCCCGTTGGTCTGCGCAGCGGCGGCATTGTCTCCTTGCCGCTCTCGACCACGTTCACGCTCACGATCGGGCTCCGGGCCGGAGGCACGTTCGACGTGCAGGCGACTGCGTAATGACCATTCGCCCACCCCTCATTCTTGACCAGCTCGCTGCGCGTATCGTCGAGCTTGCCATCGGCGATACGATCGACGGCAACCTGATCGAGGGCTACATCGGTCGGAACCTTCTGATCAACGGAAACATGGACTTCTTCCAGCGTGGTTCAGCAGGGACGCGGCCAGACGGGGAGAGCTTCACGTTGGACCGGTGGCTCTTTGCCTCTCTCGGTACCGGTACCTCAAATTGGGGTGTAGGGACGTTCGCTATTGGCGACGCGCTACCGGTACCGCATCCGCCTCGCTTCTTCCAGGGTGTGAACGTCGCGGCAGGCACCAACTCGGCTTGGGTCCGCCAGAAAATCGAGAACGTGTGGTCCTACGCCGGCGGCAAGGCCACACTTTCTTTCTGGATGCGCTCCGCTGTCGCAGGAAAGAAGGTCGGTGTCCGCCTTGTTCAGGACTTTGGCGGCGGTAGCGGCGCGTCGCCAGCGATCTTCATCGAAGGCCCGGTTTTCACTCTAACCACCGCATTCCAGAAGTACACCGCAACCTTTGATGTACCTTCTCTGGCGGGCAAGACCGTAGGTGCCTCAGCGGTAAATGATTGCTTGCAGATCATCTTTGACTTTGCCGCAGCCAGCGGCTACGGCAACCAACTGGTGGGCCAAACCGGACTTTTTGAGTTCACGCAGGTCCAGCTTGAGAGGGGCGCCACTGCCACCAGCTTCGAACGCCGACCTCTGGCTTTGGAACTGATGCTCTGCCAGCGCTACTACGAGAAAAGCTACATGCCGGAGGTCAGTCCCGGCACGATTGATAACCAAGGTAGACGTGCTTTCGCGGTGCAGCCTGCTGCCGGAGGCTTCCTCTTTTGCACACAGGGTTTCCTTGTGCAGAAGCGAGTGACTCCAAGTATTACTGTCTATACGGCTCCAGGCGGGGTGCCCGGGAGCGTTGCCCAAGACGACGGCAGCGCGCGTACTGTTACTGTGGCCAATCAAGGTGTTTCTTCGTTCGAGCTGCAGTGGTCCAATTCCGCCGGACGCTACGGCGGCTGGTATCACTTCACTGCCGACGCGGAGATATAGCTATGTACCGGCTCACGGAGAACCCGGACGTACTCCTCTGCATCGAAACCGGCGCGTTCATTCCCCGCGGGCATTGGATGTGGCCCTCCAAATGGCTGGAATCGCATGCACCCCTCCCGCTTCCGGCCGCATACACCCTTCACTCACCAGAGCACTGCCGCGCAATTCGAGCGGCCGCCTGGGCATGGATGAATGCCGAGGTAAACGCCCGGCAGTACGACAGCATCGAGACGTGTGTGGGCTACTTCAACAGCGGTGTTGAGCGGTACCGTCTGGAGGCCCGTGCACTGGTAGCCTGGCGCGATGCAGTAAATCAGGCCCTTGAGACCCTAGTGTTGAATCCGCCTGCCGGCATCGAGACCTGGGAGCAGGTGCGTCCGCTCCTCCCGCAGCCTGAGGCGTTCCCATGGCCGGCGAGTGTAGAGCTCCCGCTGGAGGCTGGTGACGGCCCCACTGCTCAACTTTGATCAATCTGAGAGGAACCCAGCCAGTGGCCGGAAAGATCGACCCGGCGACGGGCCTGCAGGACCAGCAACGGCGGTTCGCGGACGAGTACCTGGTTGACTTCAATGGCACCGCCGCCTACATGCGCGCCGGTTACAAGGCCACCGGCGCCGCGGCCAGCGCCGCTGCCGCGAGGCTGCTGGCCAACGTCAAGGTGCAGGCCTACTTGGCCGGCCGGAAGGCAGAGCTGCTGCTGTCTCAGCGCGTCGATCAGGAAGCGGTTTTGGCCCGGCTGGCTTTCATGGCGTTGGGCGACATCCGGACCCTGTTCGACCAGCACGGCAACCTCAAGCCGATGAGTGAGCTCACGGTCGAAGAGGCCAGCCTCGTCCAGGGCGTTGAGGTGTTCGAGGAGTGGGAGGGGCGTGGCGACGAACGCCGGGCGGTCGGCCTGACCAAGAAGATCAAGCTGGTCAGCCGTCTGGATGCGGTGAAGACCCTCGGCACGCACTTCGGGATGTTCGCCAAGAAGGTCGAGCACACCGGCAAGGATGGCGGCCCGATCGAAACCCAGACCCGGATCCTGGGCGATGTGATGGATCTGATCGACGGATCCGATACGGGCCCCGGGCCGTCGGCGTCACGGAGCAAGTAGGCCGTGGAAGAACTGAGCGACCAGGACGCCAGCAGGATCATTGAGAAGCTGGGGGATCGGTGGTGGCGGCTGAACAACCTGTACTACATCACCGACAAGTTCGGTCGGCGGGTGCAGTTCAAGCTGAATGAGGTGCAGGCCGACCTCGATGACAACCTGCACACGTTGAATCTGGCGCTGAAGTCGCGCCAGCACGGCATCACGACCTGGGCCTGTATCCGCGCTCTGGACATGGCGCTGTTCAAGAAGAACACCAAGGCCGGTGTAGTCGCCCATACCGCAGGCGATGCCGCGAAGTTCTTCCGCAGCAAGGTGCTGTATGCCTACGACAACCTGCCGGACTGGTTGAAGAAGATCCGGCCGGCAGTCCGTCGGGACATGCGCGACGGCGTGCTGGAGCTGGCCAACGGCTCAAGCATCGAAGTGTCGGTGTCACACCGCGGCGGCACGCTGACCTTTCTGCATATCTCCGAGTACGGGCCGATGTGCGCCATGTACCCGGAGCGGGCCGGGGAGGTGGCTTCGGGCGCACTGAACGCGATCGCCTCCGGCAACATCGTGGTGATCGAGTCGACCGCCTATGGCGCCGCCGGCGACTTCTACGAGCGTTGCCAGACGGCGATTGAGCTGGACCGGCAGATCCGCGCCGGCACAGCCAAGCTGACGGCGATGGACTACCGCTTCCACTTCTATCCGTGGTTCCGGGATCCCATCAACGAGCTCGATCCGGACGGAGTCACGCTCACCGCCGAGGACGAGGCCTACTTCGCCAAGGTCGAGGCGGAGATGAACTACACGCTGCGGCCCGAGCAGAAGGCCTGGTACGTCAAGAAGGCGGCCGAGCAGCGCGACAAGATGAAGCGGGAGCACCCCAGCACGCCGGAGGAGGCCTTCCAGGCGAGCACCGAGGGTGCGTACTACGGCAAGGAAATGGCCGCCGCCGACAGCAGCGGGCGGATCACCGATCTTCCGATCAACCCGCAGGTGCCCATTCACACCTTCTGGGACATCGGGCGCAGCGATGCGACGAGCATCTGGTTCATGCAGGAGAACGGCCCATGGCTGGATTTCGTCGACTTCTACGAGAACTCTGGCTTCGGCGTTGCGCACTACGCCAAGGTGCTGAAGGAGCGGGGCTACCTGTACGGCAAGCATTACTGGCCGCACGACGGTGCCAACGAGGACTGGTCGGCCAACGAGAACCGCGTGCAGGTCGCCGCCAAGCTGGGGGTCAAGCCGGTTGTCGTGGTGCCCAGGATCAACGACATCACCGAGGGCATCGACATGGTGCGCAACATGCTGCCGCGCTGCCGGTTCGACAGGGTCCGGTGCGGCCCACCCAAGGCAGGCGAGGGCCGCGGAGGGCTGGAAGCCCTGCGGCGCTACACCAAGGTCTGGAACGAGAAGACCGAAACGTATTCCGACCTCCCATTCCACAACTGGGCCAGTAATCCTGCCGACGCGTTCCGGCAGGCGGCCCAGGGCTATGTCAGCAGCAGCGGCCGCCGTGTCGGCGAGTCGCGCGGCATGGCCAACGACAACTGGAGAACTGCATGAACGTTTCCCCGCGCGAGCGGAACACGCCTACCTCGGTCGAACTGGTCGACCTGCTGTCGATGCTGGTGGCCGCAGCAGATGAAGGGCAACTGGTAAGCGTTGCTTTCATGTTGCGATCGCCGGAGGGCGACACCATGGTCGACTACCGTGGCAGCCACGAGCTGAGCGAGCTCACCGCCAGGACCGTCCTGCAGCGCATCGCCCAGGACATTGCCGTGACCCATCCGGCGATCGCCGCACGGATCGAGTCGGATCTCACCAGGAAGGCGAACTGACGTGGACGAGACCACGGTCCAGCAGCTGGCCATCCATCTGCAGCAGGCCCGCGCCTACGCACGCTACCTGCCGGGGGGCGAGAACCACGGCACCCTGGTAGAGGACCACGTCCTGTCACCGGATCAGGCTGCAGCGGCGGTGGTGGAAGAGCTGAATGCCGCGTTGGAGCTGCTGGGAGCTGAGGCATGAGCACCGAGGTCGAGCTCGCCCCGGATGGCTTCGTGTGGTGTGGCAAGAAGGGCGATCTGACCCTGTACCTGACCCACATCGTGCGTGATGGCGACGACGATGCAGCGCTCTACATCCGCAACGGGAACCGCCGGGTCGAAGGAATGAACCCGATTACCGGGATGATCGCTTACGGCAGCCCAGCCTATGTGGTGCCGTTCCGCGACTTCTGGATCTTCCGTCCGGAGGACAAGGACCGTGGTCGCCACCACACCATCGGCGACATGGTTGCTCGCCTGCAGAACGCCTCGGTCGCCCTCTACGGCTTGGACGTCCCGGCCTACCGCCACCGCATCCATGACGCCATCCTCGAGTTCTGCGACGACGTGAAGAACCTGCGCCCGCCGGCTGAGCAGACCCGGGAGCAATGGCTCGGCGAGATGGCGCGGATGGGGATCCAGATCAAGATCAACGGGCAGAAGGTGAACTGATGCAGACGATCGAGAACTTGCGCAGCGAGCCGGCCTACGACCCAGGCGCTGCCGACGTGGCCACCGCGGCGCCGCCCGACGTGGAAGGCCACCCGCTGGACAGTCTGGAGAACCGCCGTCTCCATGCGAAGGTGCTGGACTACTGGTACACGGCCCTCGATGCGTTCTACGACAATCGCATCGAGCAGATGCTCGACTACGACTTCTACGACCACATCCAGTGGTCAGAGGAAGACCGTGCCGTGCTGGCGGCCCGCCACCAGGCGCCACTGACCTACAACAAGATCAAGATGGCCATCGACTGGGTCATCGGCACCGAGCGCCGCACCCGCATCGATGGCGTCGTGCATCCGCGGGCCGAGGATGACGTCGACATCGCCGCGGTGAAGTCGGAGCTGATGAAGTACCTCAGCGACACCAACCGCGTGCCGTGGGCGCGCAGCCAGGCGTTCAAGGATGCCGCGATCGCGGGCTGCGGTTGGACCGAAGAGTCCATCCGGACCGACCGCGCTGACGAACCGGTGATGGTGGGCCACATTCCCTGGCGGCAGATGCGCCGGGACCCGGTCAGTCGCGCGCTGGACCTGAGCGACTGTCGCTTCCTGCTGCGGGAGAAATTCGCCGATCTGGACTATGCGGAGGCAATGTTCCCGGACCGCATCGAGCTGGTGAACCGCGCTGCACAGGACCACTACGACGGCGACAATGGCGCCTTCGACGAAGAGCTGGATCTCCCCCAGGTCTTCCGTCGCTACGACAGCCGCGGGCACACCGTGACCGGGCGGCGTATCACCGGCAGGGCCTCCCTGGACAGCCGCTGTCGACTGCGGGTCCGCCTGATCGAGTGCTGGTTCAAGCGCCCGGTCGCCCACAAGCGGCTCTGGGGCGGCGAGTTCCGTGGTGATCGCTTCGATCCGAACAACGTGAAGCACCAGGTAGCGCTGGCGGCGATGAAGAGCGAGGCCTCCCCGGTGTACTCGCTGTCCGACGCGGTGGTCGAGGAAATGTGGTGCGCGATCTTCACCGAAGGCGGCCTTCTGCAGCTCAAACGCAGCCCCTTCCGACACGGGCGGTTCCCCTACACGCCGTACTGGTGCTATCGCCGCAATCGCGACGGGATGGAGTACGGCCTGGTCCGCGGCGTGCGCGACTCGCAGGAAGACCTGAACAAGCGCATGAGCAAGCTGCTTTGGGCCCTGAGCACCAATCAGCTGTTCTACGAGGAAGGCGCCATCGATGAGGATCGCATCGAGGAAGTGAAGCGCGAGATCGCCAAGCCCAATGGCGTTATCCCGCTGAAGAACAACGGGCTGGGCAGGATCAAGGTGGAGCGCAACCTCGACGTGGCAGAGGCGCAGATCCAGCTGCTGGAGCTCGATGCGGCGCACATCCATGACGGCACCGGCGTGAACCGCGAGCTTCTCGGACGCGAGACCAACGCGGCCAGTGGCCGGGCGATCCTGGCCAAGCAGCAGGAAGGCGCCGTGAGCACGGCGGAACTGTTCGACAACTACCGCCTGGGCATCCAGCTCAGCGGCGAAAAGCAGCTGTCGCTCACCGAGCAGTTCATGACCGAGGAACGGCAGTTCCGGATCGTTGGCGAGCGCAAGGGTCTGAACTGGCGAGTGATCAACCAGCTGCGCCTCGACACGCTCAACAACGTTTGGGTGGTCGACAACGACATCAGCCGCAACCAGGCCGACTTCATCGTCGACCAGCAGGATTTCCGCGAGTCCATGCGCCAGGCCTTCGCCGAGCAGTTCTTCGACATGCTGGGCAAGCTGCCACCGGAGATGTCCATCCAGCTGCTGGACCTGGCCTTCGACATGATCGATATGCCGGGCAAGGACGAGGTGGTGCAGCGCATCCGCAAGATCACCGGCCAATCGGACAACGACCAGGACGTCGACAGCCCCGAGGCGCAGGCGCGTCAGCAGCAGGAAGCCCGGGACCGCGAGGTCGCCCTGCGCGAGCGCATGGCCAAGGTCGGACTGGACGAGGCCAAGCGCGAAGAGATCATGGCCAAGGCCAAGGCATTGCAGATCAAGACCAAGGGTGACGCGCTCAACGTTGCCGAGCTGATCGAGATCCTGCTCCCCCTCGCTCCGGCGGCAGACCGCCTCCTGAGCACCCAACAGACCCCCGAGGAAACCGCTCATGCAGCAGCCTGATAACGCGGGCCAGCATTCGCTGGCCGCGAACGAACTGGAAATGACCGAGGGTGAGCGCGCGGCGCTGGCCAGCGCTGATGGTGCCGCCCTTGGCGATGCCGCTGCAGCTACTGGCACCACCGATGCGTCGGCAGCCGCCACC